TGGCTAAGAAAATTGGTTCTGCAACTGGGGAATATGCGTTAATTTCAAAATACATTATGGTTGAATTAGCTGAAGAATATCCTATAGATGCAATTCCTTGTGGATTCTATGGTTATACTCAAAGAGAATATGAATCAACTGAAAATATTTCACCGGTACCAAAATTTAAAACTAAATACTATTATCCAGGTGAGGTAGTGTTTAATCCTCCATTTGGAACAACATCAAATGCTACTGAATCGGCTGGAGATATTGTTAGAAGAAGTTACTTAGGATTCTCAAGTCAATTTGGAATTGATGAGTCGTTCTTATCATATAAAGGTAAACAAAATCCACCAAACTGGGTTAGTTCTGCATTACCTATCGCAGGTCAAGCTTGGAACTACTTAAGTAGAGGTTTCCACATGGACTCAGGAGCAACTGTTGTTACAATTGCAAACTCATACCAAACAAGTGGAGCAACTGCGTTTGAATGTGGTGTTGCTGACTTTAGATTTGACCCTGAAACTCAAGAAAACCCATACTACTTCATTTACTCAAGAAAATATACATTATGTTTTGCTGGAGGGTTTGATGGTTGGGATGTTTATAGAGAATTCAGAACTAACCAAGATAGATTCCAATTAGGGTCATCAGGTTACTTGGCAGGAGCGTCGTCTTCTACAAGATACCCAACAGCTACAGGTCAAGGTTTATTTAAACGAATTGTTGTAAGTAATAATACACAAGATTTTGCAAACACTGACTATTACGCATACTTACTTGGTATTTTAACATTCTCAAATCCTGAAGCAACAAACATTAATATATTTGCAACTTCAAGTATCGATTATGTTAACAACTCAAACCTTGTTGAAGAAACAATTCAAATGGTACAATATGCAAGAGCTGACTCTGTTTATATTGCAACAACTCCTGATTACTTAATGTATACACCAGATGGTACTAACTCTTTAGATATCATTTACCCACAAGAGGCTGTTGATAACTTAGATAACACAGGAATTGATTCAAACTACACAGCAACTTATTACCCTTGGATTTTGGTTAGAGACACTGTAAATAATACCCAAATCTACTTACCACCAACAGGTGAAGTTGTAAGAAACTTGGCATTAACTGATAACATTGCTTTCCCTTGGTTTGCATCAGCGGGTTACACAAGAGGTCTTGTAAACTCAGTCAAAGCGAGAGTTAAATTGACTCAAGAAGATAGAGACACACTTTACCAAGGTAGAATCAATCCAATCGCAACATTTGCAGACGTTGGTACCGTAATTTGGGGTAACAAAACATTACAAATAGCGGATTCAGCATTGAACAGGTTAAATGTAAGAAGATTATTACTTCAAGCTCGTAAATTGATTTCAGCGGTAGCAGTAAGATTATTGTTTGAACAAAATGACCAAATTGTTAGACAACAATTCTTAGATAGTGTTAACCCAATCTTAGACTCAATTAGAAGAGACAGAGGTTTATATGATTTCCGTGTAACAGTTTCTTCAACACCTGAAGACTTGGATAGAAATACATTAGTAGGAAAAATCTATTTAAAACCGACGAAAGCATTAGAGTTCATAGATATTGAATTCTTCATTACTCCAACAGGAGCTTCGTTCGAGAATATTTAATAAAAAATAATTGGGGGGAACAATCCCCCCTTTAGCCAAATGAAAAAAAATTTAACAGAAGGATTTAAAGGAGAAGGTTCACCAGATATGAAATATTATGCATTTGATTGGGATGATAATATTGTTCATATGCCGACAAAAATTATAGTTAAAACAGATGAGGGTAATGATGTGGGTATGTCAACTGACGATTTCGCGGAACACAGACATCATTTAGGTAAAACTCCTTTTAAATACAAAGGTGAAACAATTGTAGGGTATGGTGATGAACCATTTAAGAATTTTCAAACTCCGGGAGACAAAGATTTTTTAATTGATGCAATGAGGGCTAAAGAAGGTCCTGCCTTTAAAGACTTTAGAGAAGCGATTAATAATGGGTCGATTTTTTCCATAATCACTGCGAGAGGCCATAACCCAAACACATTAAAACAGGCAGTTTATAACTACATAATAAATGATTATAATGGGATTAATAAAGAAGAACTTCTTAAGAATCTTAAAAAATATAGGTCATTTACAGGTGAAGATGAAATGAATGATGATGAGTTAATTAAAACCTATTTAGATTTGTGCAGATTCCATCCTGTGTCTTATAATGATGAGGAAGGTGCTGCAAATCCTGAAGAAGGTAAAGTTCGTGCAATGGATAAGTTTGTGGAATATATCAGAGAGTTGTCTTCTAATTTAAATAAAAGAGCTTTTTTAAAAAATGATGTGAATAATAATTTTGTTCCTACAAAACCTACTATTGGATTTTCAGATGATGATATTAGAAATGTAGAAGTTATGAAAAAACATTTTGAAGATAAGCCTGATAACATTGTTAAAACGTATTCAACAGCAGGAGGAATAAAAAAAGAATATTAACTAGTAATAAATAACTAGAATTAAATAATTAAATAAAAATAACTAGTTAAAATAACTAGAATTAAATAAACTAGTCTGGAATGTAATGATAATAATTTAATTTCAGAAAGTCAATAAAAATATTTTCCATTTGGATATATTTATGATAATAAACAAAGAAAAACTAATTTAAATAATATGGCTGATTTATTGATGAAAATGCCGATTCCTTATGAACCGAAAAGACAAAACCGATTCATTTTAAGGTTTCCATCAAGTTTAGGGATTAATGAATGGTTTGTAGAATCTACATCAAGACCACACATTACGATTGCTGCAACGGAGATACCGTTTTTAAACACTTCAACTTATGTTGCTGGTAGATTCAACTGGCAAACAATTAATGTTACATTTAGAGACCCAATTGGTCCTTCTGCATCACAAGCTCTTATGGAGTGGGTTCGTTTACACGCTGAGTCTGTAACAGGTCGTATGGGGTATGCAGCGGGTTATAAAAAAGATATTGACCTTGAGATGTTAGACCCAACAGGAGTTGTTGTTGAAAAATGGATTCTTTACGGAACATTCTTAACAGATGTTAACTTTAACGCATTGGCTTACAACACAGACGCGTTAGCAACAATCACAGCAACACTTCGTATGGATAGATGTGTACTTGTTTACTAATATAGTAATAGAATAGTCTTTCTATTTATAAAAAAATATTAATAATTATATTTAACCGTAAAGAACATAAACTTTACGGTTAATTTTTTATATGGATAATCAATCAAAAGAATACGGACAAGCGAATTTTACGCTACCCCATGATGTGGTACCATTACCATCTCAGGGAGTCTTTTACAAAAACAAAAAAAAATCTATCAAAGTCGGTTATTTAACCGCTAATGATGAGAATTTATTAATGGCGGGTGGAGACGGAATGACTCAAAATCTTTTAAGGACCAAAATTTACGAACCAGATTTACGTGTTGAAGATATGTTAGAAGGTGATGTTGAAGCGATACTCATCTTTTTACGAAACACAGCTTTTGGACCTGAAATGGAGTTAACACTTACTGACCCTGGTACTCGAAAACCTTTTAAAACTACGGTTGCTTTAGACCAACTATCAATTAGTCAAGGACAACAACCTAACGAGGATGGTACTTTTATGACCACTTTACCAAAATCACAAAACACAATTAAGTTAAAACCAATGACTTATGGTGAAATTTTGGAAAATCAAAGAATTGCTGACACTTACCCTGCGGGTAGAGTTGTACCAACAGTTACATTAAGACTTCAAAAAGAAATTATTGAAGTTAACGGGATAACCGATAAAGGCGAAATCGCAAAATTTATTGAGTCGATGCCAATCGCGGATTCAAAATTCATTCGAAAATTTATGAATGATAATGAACCAAGATTAGATATGTCTCGCACAGTTACAACCCCATCAGGAGAGAAACTTACAGTTAATGTAGGATTTGGGGTTGACTTTTTTCGTCCTTTCTTCTGATTATAGGAAAAGTCAGCTCGATGAGTATTACTATTTGACTACATTATTAAACATAGGATACCAAGATTTTTTAATAATGCCTCTTTTTATGAGGAAATATTTACTGGATAAATGGATTGAAGATAATAAAAAGGACTGAAAACTCAGTCCTTTTGTATTTATAAATAACTAATACAATTATA